CTTCATCCTTTGCCCCAGCTTTAGTCAGACGCTCTGCTATGGCTCCCATTTTGCGGAGCCACTTCATTACATCTGTCTCAAACTGAGAACCTTTAGTCTTATTGTACTGACTCATCTACCAGTACAACCTTGTTGATTTTATAGATGACGTTGCCTTCTTCATCTTTAACTAATTCGACAACACCGGATTGAAGTAGCGCACCAACAAAGTTGGTTAGGTCTACCTTGATTGCATCAACTTCTGCACGTAGTGAATTAATACTTTCACGTAGTGCATCAATCCTAAGATTCTCTCTGTACTTATTTGATAACTCTTCTTCAGCCATTTAATTCCCTATCTATTGTTGGACTATGTAATCGCCCTGGTATCCGTTTACTACATCATTTCTTAGCATAACACCCCACGCATTTTTATCAGATATCTGACAGGCTGCGTAGTTTACAAAGAGCGTTGCATAGTTGGAAGCATCAGCAGTGTGTGGCCCAAAACGGTTCTTCACAGCAGATACTTTTAACTCACCATTGGATGGGTCATAGCCAAGCGTTAGGATTAACGCCGGTAACTGACTCACCTTACCGTGAATAGCACGTCTAGCAGGTGGCTTAGATGGTGATCCATACTCACTCTGCTCGCTAACGTGGTGCAGTACCAGTACGCAGGCTTCAGTCTTACGTGCCATATCGTGAAGTTCCATCATTATCGCACGAAGACCAGCCCACTCGTTCTCTGTTTCTGCAGCCACGTTCATTAAGTTATCTATAACTATCAGTTCGGGAGCCTCACCATATAACTCCACGTACGCTCTGATCTCTAACTCGATATCGTCTAGTGATGGTGACGAATCAAAGACCCATTTAATATGATTGAGTTTGCCAAAGTGTTTATCGTAGTAGTGCTTATCCTTAGATAAGTTTGCTTCTACTGATACCTGTGAATGACCAGATGCAGCAGATGCTGCTCTCATCATTACAGTTGTGGTGTCTGTATCTGCCGAGAAGAAAAGCGTTGACACGTTTGCTTTCATCGCATAGATAAGAGCAAACATAGACTTACCAGCGTTAGGTGCAGCAGCTACCATACAGACCTGTCCTCTACGGAACTTAATCTGTTGCGCTGATAGCGCCTGCCACACGTCCGGAAGAGGTGTTGCTTTAGTAAGCACACCACTCCAAGCACGTGATAAGTCAAGCAACGTCTTCCCCTCTCAACTTGATATTCTTTTGTTGACGGATTATCCGTCTCTGTCTTTCAGATAAGCCGCCCCAGATTCCAAAGCGTTCCTTCTGAATTCCCCATTCTGCACATTCGGTACGGTGAGGACAACCTTTGCATATGGAAATAGCCATAAGCATTTCAGTTGAGTTGCTAGTTCCGTCGTGTTTTTCAGGGAACCAGAAATCTCCACCTACTGTCGCGCAAGCCGGATCTTCATAGAACCTTGGCTCGCGCATAGATTATCGGATCCAGATAGTGTCGCACTTGTCTGTTGCACCCTTTGGTGCAGCACACATATAGCCCTTCCAAGGTCCTTTAGCTGATGTACCTGAACGGAAAGCCATTACTCCGTGACGGCAAGATTGTTCTCCAGGTGCAGGAGCAGCGGCAGCAACTGGTGTTGCGTTAAATGCTGCAGCAACTGCTGCAACTGTTGGTGCTGGTGCTGCTACTGGTGCTGGCGCTACTGCGCCACCTGATAGTTCTGCACCGGTTGCACGAATGTTGAGTGCGTTCATAGCAAGATCTGCTAGACCACTTTCAAGATCTGTAACTGTTGCTGCATAAAGATTGATAAGTGTTCCATCGGCTAACTTGTAGTTAATCTGGAACTTAGTTGTATCGGGTGCTGACATATTACTTTCCTCCACTTGGTTTGATGTTTAATCTAATGGACTCTTTACCAACAACCTTTGGTAAGAAGCCTAATAGTTTTTCTACTTGTTCAGAGTCAACTGTCTCACGACCTTTAACTGTTGTCCAACTGATCTGAATACCACTAGCAGTAACGCCAGTAGTTCCCTCGAAGGATGACTTCAAGGAATCCTTTTCTTTCTCCAGCTCTTTGATTTTCTCATCTAACTGCAGATACTTCAATGCGTGAGTGTCAACTTGCGCGTCCTCAATCACGACTTCACTAAGGACGATACGTTCTTTTATTAGACCTACGCAACCCATCTCACCGGATGCGTCGTAGTACTGGCAATAATTCTTGCAGAAGTTAGCATCCTTCTCGGGTGCTGGTGCTTCTGTTAAAGCCTTAACGTTAGCCAACCACTGTAGCGCTTCTAGCGCCATAACCTCATCGTAAGGTTCAGTGTGTATCCGTACATCGGATTCATCACCGTCACGAGCAATGGCTACCAGATTTACATCTTTAACTTTTGCTTTGCCAGACTTTTCTAGCAGATAACCATAGACTTGCACCTGCCAGCGCTGTTGCATTGACGGGAAGTAACTAAGGTTCTTTACCTTGCTTGTCTTCCAGTCAACAACTGATCCAGTCTCTGGAATGAACAAGTCAATATGCGCCTTGATCCCATCGTATTCAACTTCAGTTTCAACCCAGTATTTTTCACCATTAGGATCTACAGCCTCGATTGACTTCTCAATCTCTGAGTGGATAGCAGTTCCCATAATGGCTGCTAGTTTCTTTAACTGGAAGTTAGTCTCTGGTTGGTCATTCAACCGGTACCAAACCTTACGACGGCAGCCACCAATCTCTGATGGCCCAACCTGTGTCTGCTTAGAACGAGACTTATTAGCATCTTTCTCGTGCAGAACTGTTAATAGTAAATCTTTTGGATTCATTCTTCACCTCTTTCATCTTCCTCAAAGAAGCAACCACATCCACCTAGATCATCATCATCTACTAGCTGAGGTTGGTCTTCTACTCTACGCCTTAATTCTATCAAAGGCAACGGCTTCTTGATACCATTTTTAACTTCGCTAAGAATGGCTACATCTTTGTCCAAGTACTCACGTACTTCTTGTTCCTTCTGTTCCCACATCGCAAAGCGTTCTGGCATAACTTCAAGCAGTTTCTTAAACTGCCCTTGTCCAGCCCGGACACAACCACCACCACAGTTATTGTGACTAAAGCCAAGTGAATACAAGCGAGGTGGTGTAAGCCCTTCGGACTCTGCCCACTCGATTAATTCGTGCTTATCAAAATACATTCTGGTTTCTCTGTAATAGTAGGGTTCCGCTAACGGAGCCACTATTTTGTAAGGCAAGTAATTCTTAACGATTGCTGGTAAGCGATGAGTCTCTGTCCAGTCAATACCAACATAGATAATGCTGTCCTCTGGATCTACGTTGTTGTTAATCCAGTTACGAGCTGGCTTCTGCTTCAAAGAATGAGAGCAGTTAGCCTGACGTGAGTTACCCAAGAACCTACGGTCTTTGAACACCTGCCAAATATCTCGGCCTTCATTAAGGTAGATATAGTTACCACCGATATTACGAACTGCATCGTTTAGGAACCGGTAAGTATCCTCATCTTCTCCGATATGTGGAGATTCAGCGTTACCCTTTACATCTGTAAAGACTAAGTAAAGATCCTCAGTACCGTGCTTGGCTGCAACCATCTTTGCCGCAGCCCAAGATCCAATACCACCTGAGAACATTACGACGTGCTTCAAGCAAGTTCCTGTTCAATAGCCTTAACGGTTTCGCAAGGATATCTATCTCCAACTATTCCGTGTTGACAATCACTACAAACCAATTCAAACTCATCATTAAATCCAAACTCAAATGGCTTGTGTACTTCCAATACTGCACGTAGTGCAGCGTATGGAGTCTCTAGTGTTCTACTCTCACGGTAATTCTTGCTTGCTATATCTGCTAGTAGCTCTTCGTAATTCATCTGCGGTTATCCCTCCACGTCAAGTAATAGTCAAGAGCATACGCCCCGACGAAACCAAATAGCAAACCGAATAGAAATCCGAGCATCATTCCCATCCTCTCTGTTGAGTTTCTAATTGAATCGGTGGACAGGTATTGATGTCAAGAACCGACGCGATCTTTACTGCTCTTTCTGCAATTACTTTTGCCATCAGTAAACTCTTGTACGAACCAGGCTTGAGCGAGTACAGGTAACCAAGTGCGTATGGACCACCACTACCTGCTGTGAAGAGTCCGTTCTCACTGCTATTAAAAGATAGATCTGATCCGATAGAAAACAGATACGAATCGAAGGCAATCAGATAAGCGAAGCTGGCTTCCTTATCGTTTGGTTCGTAGCCATTATCTTTGAACGCATTGTAGATGCTAGGTATGACAGCCTTACCCATCCATTGCACGGGATCTTGAGACTTGTACATCGGAGGTTTCCAGTTAAAGATCAAGATATCACCGGGGCGTGAGTCACCAGTCACGCCTAACAGGTACTTACCCTTTCGTACAATCTTGGGCGTTTGAGTACTAATGATGCGCTGATCGTTATCGGTTATCTGCGAGTCAGCACCCATCACTACGAAGTCAGGTCCTTGGATTCCTACCAGTGTGGTCATTAGCGGATCCTATCACGGCGTGTCGTTAGCGGAGATTTAGATATCGGGCGCTAAAATATGAGCCGTAGGCGAATAACAGTGCGGCCCTTGTCAGGGCCGAGGCGTAGCCGAGAGGCGACTGACCACAGGAAGGAGCCGTGCCGGGCAATGCGGTTCCACCCCTTTGTTATGCCTAAATTCCTGCGCCGTAAGGCGCACTACGATACCCTTCCTGAGCCTTTTGGCACCGATTTAAGGGCCTTTGGCCCTGTTCACGTATGTCCTTGTGGGTCGCAGGTCTTTAGCGTTATGGCGGCCTTTAATGACTACGAGCTAGTCTGGTATTTCCTTGACGCTACCTGCGTCAGTTGCGGTAATCTTGTCCGCGTGCCTTGTCCGGTGGACAAAGATGAATCACAAATTATCTGAAGTAGATGAAATAAATCGCAGAGCGATCTGCTCAGTTTGTGGTCCAACCAAGATAAAGATCCGCAACAAGCATCACTCTACTCCTGCTGGTCGCTTCCGCTGCAGGACTGTCTATAAAAGAAACATCCAGAAAAGTCAGTATCCATACACTGTGCATAAGAAGGATACTTGCGAGCATTGCGGATTCGTACCAGAACATAGCAGTCAGTTGGATGTAGACCACATAGACGGGAACAGTCGTAATAACGACCCTGCTAACTTGCAGACACTCTGTGCTAACTGCCACCGATTAAAGACACACTTAAATAACGATAGCGACTCTGGCATATTTTAGGCATAAAAAAAGAAGCCCCCCACCCCGAAGGGTGGAGGGCCATTGCCTCGCGCTTATGGGCTAATTACTTAGCGCCACGTCCAAACTCTGCACAATTTGGATCCATTGCCTTTAGCAGTGGACCTGCAATAGCAGCGATACCTGCAGTTGCTAGAGCCTTTGGGTCTGTAACTCCTGCAAGCCATAGTGCAATTACTGCAGCAATACCAGCACGAAGATACGTTGCTGCGATAGCAGTCAATTTTTCTTTGTTCATTTTATCTCCTTCTTCTTAGGTAAAGGTTTGGGTAGGTTAGCCTTTACTTTGTTGATGGTCTTTGGTTCGGGTAACCAAGTGAACCAAGGTTTTGTATCTTCTCCACAGTTCTCTTTGATCGAGATGTGAAGATGTTTGTGGTGCTTATTGGATCCGGTGTAGTTGCGGCTTCCCTTTTCAGGTGACCAGATCTTGCCGCTAAATATTAAATACTTAACACGTGAGTCATACTGCAACTTGGTATAAGCAACAACGCAGTCAATACCATTGACCGGGTCGTGTGTTATATCTACTGCATATCCTGAGTTGTGGTCAGAGTTCGGGTTCTGATGTACGTGTGCTGCCGATGGCAGCAGTCCATCACTTGCTTTCTTGCGCTTTGGAAAGTGCGCTGTTGCTTGGCGCAGTACTGCGATAGCAGCAGGTGTTGCCTTCTTTGCTAGCGGAATCATTACTTGCCTGCAATCAGTTTATATAGATCGTCAATGCGATCTTCTAGTCTTTTAACGGAATCCTTTAGCGAACTGCCACCGTTTGGTTTAAGTTCGTTTAGGTAGTGCTTGACTAACCATCTGACTCCAGCAGTAAAGCCGCCAAATATAGTCATTACCGCAACTGTTAGCGTTGCGTAGTCTTGCGCTGTCATTAGATTGTCCTTATGGTAACTAGGAGTGTTCCGCCAAATCCAGAGAACCGTTTATCCTCTGGGGTTCTGTTGATGAAATCCATCTCTTCGATGATGCCTAGGTATGACTCACCGGTTCTAAAATCTTGAACGCGGATGGTGTCACCAACATTTTCAATCTGCTCTAGCTGAGACATACGAGCATAGGCAGATCCTTCGTAGCCCACTTCGTTGCTGAACTTGT